TGTTTTTTCACTTTTTTGCAATTCATGTGTGAAGTATAGCACCTTATCGAATTGTTGTCAACAACTTTTTTCGTTAGTTTGCCCAAACTACACACTTTCTTTATGTATTGATTTCTCAACACATGAGAGCAGTATACATGACCTTTGAATTAAAGTCAAATTTCTGGTTGCCCAAAGTGTCAGTATGTTGCAGTGCCGGGTTTTTCCTCATAGTCGCTGAGGTTGTTGGGTAGTTCATGGTCTCTGCGGTCCATCAGAATTTTTACTTCTGGGCCATACTCATCAAAGCCTTCCCATGGGCTACCCAATGCTAGTGTCAGTTTTACTTTGTCTGTTTCGTTGTCCATGCCGTGTACCCAACTACCATCCATTAAAAATGCGCCATCTACTTCAGGAACATGTATATCACCTGCATTTGTTCTAAAGAACAGTGTATCAGTTCGACCTTGTAACACAATACGAAACTTGTGCTTCTTTGTACCTACTTCATGTATCTTGCTGTCTATGTGTATAGCGTTCTTTGCACCAGGCTGAGTGATAAGAATCATTAATCTACTACGCATACCGATCCACGGGAATACAATGTTGTCAAAATATTCTTTAATAGTAGGTGGGGTGTGTTCTGCCCACACAAACTCACCTTGATGACGGTTAGAGATGCTTTCTGCCCCCAACATACCTGTTTTGGTCACTAAGGGTATCATACTGATTTCTCTATACGCATCCCAAAATACTGCATCAGTGTTTAATAGTGGTTCAATTTCTGCCACTGCTTTTGCTTTATCAATGGGTGGCAAGTCAACTGTTGCAAATAGTAAATTATTACTCATATCATATTCCAAATAGAATTTTCCTAGCATCATCAAAGGTAGTGTCAAAGTGATTCTTGTCTGCTCTCAGTCCAAGTATTGTTCGATTATTTTCACTTTGTGTATTATCCCAGTCATGGTACATAGTAGTGTTAAACAATATTGCATAATCTTGAGAAAAATGCAGTGACTCCAAAGGTTCTACTTTATTCAACATATCTTCCATATATGGAATGTTTTTATGCGGAGTAATGCTTTCTGACCTATACCAACTAGTAATGCACTTATCATCTTTTACTACAACCGGATAGTTTATTCTAAATTGAACTGGTGTGTTCAGTGAACCATTCATATCTATATGTATGGGGCTTTTAACTTTGGGGTATGTAGTTAAAAACACTGCGCTTCTATCCAAATGCAAGAACCGTGTACATGGATTGTCATCTATTATCAATTTTAAGTCTTCTTCATTTTTTATGTACGATTCTTCTGTGCGGTAAGTAGGAAACACCTCTTGTATTGCGGTAACACTTTTATTATTAGAAACGACAAATTCAGATTTGTTAACGATGTCTTGCAATGTTTTGATGTACTCAGCTAATCCATCATATGTGAACAGTATATAATACGGGCTACAATTTTTAATTACAGTAAACATTTTATTTTAAATCCACAATTAATAGTTGTTGCATCACACCGTTAAACAACACAAGACCATCACTAGGTTTAAACACCGTATTTGGAAATGCTTTTCTTAGATGATATTTTCTACTTATGTCAAACAGTCTTTGATTGTAGTTGTTAAACGATAAGATATATTCGTCACAGTTTTGTTCTTTTGCTCTTTTAAACTGGTCTGTCATTGTGTGTGTATGAATGTAAGCCTTCATACATCCTAAACCTTGTACAATATTTTCGGCATTAGAGAACCATCTAAACCCACCTTGATATATTTTCTTATCATCCATGTATCTAATAATACCGCCGCTACCACCCCATATCCTATCATTAACATAGACTAATGCATATGTATCTAGATTATCATCCCTAAGTAAACTTAACAGGCTCCATGGCAGTTTATATCCATAATTGTCAGGAAGATTATCTACATCAGACTTGAAGTACTCGGTTAATCCTGCAGTCAGTTTTTTAGTGAATTCAGTTTTATTTTCTGATGATAGTACTAAAACTTCAATTTTATCCATTTTAACTTTCTACTACACCAACTAAATGTAATCGTTCCATTTCTGAACAATTTATAAATGTATGATTTTTTCTAGTGTCTGCCCAATATACATGACCTGTTTTCATATGAGTCAATTTTGCATCTTCCCCATCTTTAAATACAAAATAGCATTCTGGATTAGTTATTAATGGAATATGTACTCTAGGTGTTGAATCTTTGTGTACGCTATAACAACTCATATGATTAACCCACATTAAACGTGTGCGTGTCATCTTATAATCAACAATTAATTTTTCAAAAATAGTATCTTTGAAAAAAGGATTTAATTGGTTATACGATAGTTCCATACCTTGATTTCTACCCACAGCACTGTTCCATTCATTTTGAGTCCAAGGTTGATTTGTTTCTGGATTTATTTTTGTTTCAGAGTTCCAAGGATTCGTTTCAGCTTTATATTGCAAGCCGGCCTGTCTACCTTTATGACCACTACTAGTCCATTGAATGTTGGATTCTAGTTTATGGTATTCTGCTAAAATGTCAGTTATATCAATATCGTTTAAAATTTTTATCACAATTTATTTTCCAAACTTTTATTAAAAATAATTTCATCAATACTAATATCAACATGTTGCGGGTAATTGGGTTTAATGTTTTTGTCGTAATTTATATTACCAAATTCAATTAAACTTACCCTAGTATTAGTAAACCAAAAATCAATGGCACTTAAAATTTCAGAATATTTAATAGGATCTTTGTCTGAGTAATTTTCCAAGTAACCCATCTTCAACAACAACATAGGTAATATGTTATTTCTTTTAACATCAATATGTGTCATTTCTATTTTATATTTATCTACACAGTATGGGTTATGGATTTTGTAAAGTGCATATCCATTTGCAGCCATGGAGCCTGACGTAATCACAATGGTATGTTCTGATAATTCTTTAATTAATATAGCTTGGGTAATCCCAACGTATGCATTGTTAAAAAAGTAATCACATTTGCTATTTTTCACAAAGTTAATTACTTTATCTATGTCAGTCTCTAAGTCATACCCATTGGATCTAGATAGTCCAATAACCTCATGCCCCGAGTTCATAAAATGATTATATATGTGTAGCCCTAAGCCTCGAGTGTGTCCAGTAATTACTATTTTCATTTTAAATAAAATAAGTCTTGATGTTGGTTTGCAGGCATACCCAAATGCACTGCGGGTTTCATTTCATTTTTAAACCACTCTAAATCATAATATGTATTAAAAGACTTGTTATCCAATGATTCAAAATTATCTACATCTGTAACTACATATGAAGTATCTAACCAGTATGCATATTTTTTATATTGCAATGATTTAAAATCTATTGGTTCAACATTATCAAAACGCTCTAGTATCCAGTTGCTAAATGGTTCAAATATTTCTTTTCGCCATATTGTAAAAAGTATGACACCATTGGGATTTAATAATTTTTTTAAATCTTCTAGTTCTTCTTTAGCTTGTTCTATTGTGTTATGAGTAAAAACACTATAGCACAATATTACATCAAATTTTTGATGCAATACATAGCTTAGTTTAATATTCTTATCACCGTTGGGGTTATATGCTTGATGCCATTTATCATAATGTAAAAATTTACAGTCTATATGATTCATAGAAGCATTTAATATAGAAAGTTGTGTTATGTCCGCCCCAATATATTTATCCGTGTCAATAAACTCACGTGCAGAATTTAAATAATTACCTTGGTTACAACCATAATCAAGTATAGAAACATTTTTCCAATCTATATTTAAACTTTTATCATTAAAAACTTCAAATAGATTTTTATTGTCTTGTTGTATATATGTGCTAAAAATTTGTTCAGGTTTCATAAATTTTATTGAGCCTCATTAAGGTATCGTTGTTTACATCTTTATACCCTCTATTTAGGTATTTTTTATAACGACCCATAATACTTTCAACAGGCCATCCATAGACATTATCGTTTAGTCTAATTATTTTCTTTACAATATCATCCAGTGTGTCTTTACCAGTAATGTATTTTTTACCATCACATGCAATAGCTGTTATAGTATAATCTACGATATTTAATCGTTCTTCTACTGTTACGGGATGCACAAATGCTTGATACTTAAAGCCATCAATTGTCCAATATGTACCACTATGACCTAACCAATTAGTTTCTTTAATATCAGTAGCAAGTGGCTCTAGTATTTGTTTTACTTGTTGAAATTGACCTTCACTTGTACAACAAATATCTAAATCTTCGGGAGTCCATTCAGGGTTATCTATACGTTTTTCAAGTTGCCATGTCATATAGCTACCTGTTATGAAAGGGCCGTATTTTAAATCAAGTTCAATTAAATTGCTGATAAATTTTAAGTGTTCGCTCATTTGATGCCAATTACCATGTATCTGGTAAATCCCCATGTTTCATATTGAAAATGTTTTGTACCCGTAAATTTATATTCACTGAGTGGATAGTGTTTTATGAAATCATCTAGTGATGCGCTATGCACAAAATGGTCATCATGTGGCATATCATTACCTTGAATAATAATTCGTGTACCTTCAGGTATATTGTTGAACCAATCCATTGATTCAAAATGTTCAGTTGATGTGTTAATTACTAAGTCACGCTCACCTTTAACTGTTGAATTACAATCTTGAGTGAATGCTTTAAAAATCCAATTACGATAAACCCAATTTTGATTGATTAGGTCTGCTATAACTTCACATTGCGGGTCAACGTCATAGCTTCTAATGTTGCCCACTTTGAACTTACCTCGACTTAATAGAAGAAAGGCTGTCATGCCATACCAACCACCGTATATGTGAGTTGTTTTGCTAGACCAGCCTGTTCTTTCTAATTCTTCACATAGCCAAATCTTACTACCAACTTGACCACTAGAGAAAGCGTCTTTATCGACTTCCATTGTATTATAATGCTACTTTACCTATCGCATTAACGATTGCGGCAATCTTACCAACTGCTTGTAACTGTTGAATAGTCATTCCTTCTTTTTTAAGTGCATCATAGTGATTTTTAACGCAGAACTCGCACTTGCCAATAATGCTAGCGGCTAATGCATACATCTCAAATTTTTTCTTAGAAACACCACCGTGATTTGCATAAGCGTTCATTCTTAAGCCAACAGGTAAACCCTTCAGCGCAGGGTCTTCTACCATTTCAGCAAAAGGATAATATATGTTATTCATTGCCATTAATGCGGCAGCGGTTTTCATTGCACTGCGTTCAGGATCAGCTTGTTCTGAAAACAATGGACTATTCATTTCAATCTCAAATGCTAGTGCTCCGTTGTTACATGCTATAGCTGCCACATATGCACAAGCATGTGCATCAATTGGATCTAATCCATGTCGTGTCATTATAGATTCTAAGTTTAACTTAATATCTTTACAGTAGTCAGGAATGCTTTCCGATACTGATTTTACCCAATCGCCGTTAACGGTAATCGGTGGCATAGTGTTATTCGCACTGTTTATATCATTTACATTGTTCATTTTGATTTCTCCGCTAATTCTTTATAACCTGCCCAACTAGGATGAATACCATCTGGTTGTAATCTGGTAATAGGTAATACTGTATCCCCAAATCCCAAAGCAATTTCTTTTACAATATCTTGGATATCAGGCTTAACTGCCGGTAATATCCAAAATACTTTTTTGGCTCTAACTGCTGTACGAATTCTTGAAAGTTCTTCTTTTGTTTTTACTCCCTTATGGTCATTTGACCCCAAGCTAATAATCACATTCTGTGCAACAAGATTGTTGCCGTTGTCTTTTTCAAGATACTGTTTTCGCCATTGCCAACTATTAATACCACCTTTAGCGTAGGCAACACACTCTTGTTTAAATTGGTGTGTTCCTACGGCGATACTATCACCTAGTATCAGGCAGTCAAGCATTATAGTGTTTCACCGCCAATTGGACGACTGCAAGGGCATAACTCGCCAGTTTGCAATGCATCTAATACACGCAATGCTTCATCTGGGTTACGACCAACGTCTAAATTGTTTACCGTAACGTGTTGAATTGTATTGCTTGGGTCAACAATAAATGTAGCACGTAATGCGGCGCCTGCTGGTTCAAAGAAAATTCCTAACTGATTTGCCAATGATAGCTCGCCACGTGCAACGTCTGCGAATGACCATGAATTTGTTTTCTTTAAATCTTCATGTGCATTACGCCATGCTAATTTACAGAACTCATTGTCTGTACTACCAATTAATAATACAGCATCACGGTCTTCAAATTGAGTACGCAATGCATCATATGCTACGATTTCTGTTGGGCATACGAATGTAAAATCTTTTGGATAGTAAACGATTACTTTCCACTTACCTTCAAAACTCTTTTCGGTGATTGTCTCAAATGCATTGTCTGGTGTCAATGCACCTGGTTTTACTCCAGTAACTGCAAAACTGGTTAATTTATCGCCTATTGTTTTCATAACTTTTCTCCTGTGTGTTAAAAATATATTTATTACGTATTTTGTTGCCCATTTAAAATTTCATCTATCATATCAATTCCATTCTTAGTAACATCTCTCCAATGTAACAAAGAATCTATATCAAAATTTTCTATAGGGATTTCGGTAAATCGGTGTAAACTATGTATTAGAAAAGAAGGATCACCGTGATATAGTTCCTTCCAGGATATGAACAACGAATTGGGAAATTTTTTACTGTAATTAAAATAATTAAACATTTTTAAAATTGCAGTTTTATCTTTATTAAAATAAAATTTTAACTGTGTAGGCGTTGGCTTTATATTAAAACAGTCGATTCCATGTTTACCCAAAAATACTTTTGCTAATTCATCAACGTCATCTAACTCATACGTAATTCGTATAAATCTTTTAAAATACATACCAAGTAACTGTGTGTCATTAATATGTAATGCAGTATAATAAGGTTTACTAGTAGTGGTAGTGTTTGTTTTGCTAAGTATATGGTTAACCTTTTCCATGTCGGGCGCATCTGGTCCTAAAAAAGGGCTGTGGATATCTTTTAATCCCCCATGAGCATTTCCGTATTCACTAAGTTTAAGTAATTCTTTACTATTTCTTTTAGCACTTACTATTAAATGGCAGAGAAAATTTCCACCTGTACCACTCATATAGGCTATGGGTATGATATCTTCATTCATAATTCACCGAGTTCTTTTAAAGAAGTATTTATATAATCAATACCGTGATTTGTTGCAATTCTCCACTGTGTCACTAGGTCTACTGAAAAATTTTCCCTAGGTATGTTGGTGAAGTTGTGCAGTTTTTCAACTAATATTGATGGATCATCATGATAAAGATTTTTCCATGACACAAATATTGAGGATTCATACCCATCAACATGTTTAAAATATTCTGACTGTTCATTAAGTATATTAACTAGTTGCGGAATCATAAATGTTTCTGTTACGCTATCAGAAGGTTCTACTATAGCTTTAGCTAAAAACACTTTTGCTAATTCATCAACGTCATCTAACTCATACGTAATTCGTATAAATCTTTTAAAATACATACTAAGCAATTTTATATCACGGATATGAGAAATTACATAGAACGGTTTGTCAACTTTATTTTTATAAAAATTAATTTTATTTTTACAAACATCAAGTATGTTTTTAATTTTATCTATATCCGAATCATGTACATTACCCGGAACCTGCCCATCTTTTAATCCATGATGGGCGTTTCCATATTTGCTAAATGTTATATTATTTTTATTATTATTTTTGGCGCTTAGTATAAAATGACAAAGAAAATTTCCACCTGTACCACTCATATAAGTTATGGGTATAATATCTTCATTCATTTTTCTTCCCGTATACGTTTCTCTACCGTATTTGCACCCAAACGTGTTGTGTCTCTCCACTGAAGTAACTGGTCTACTGAAAAGTTTGCCATTGGAATGTCAGTAAATTTATGTAGCTTATCAATTAGTATTGAGGGGTTGTCATGATATATATTTTTCCAACTTACACACAATACATTATTGTGGTGTTCATAAACAAAATTTGTACTGTTTTTTACTAATTGAAATTTTGTTGCTGGTATAAAAATTGAAAGTTTATTTCTAACTAAATTTTTGCTGTCTGATACATACTTACCTATAAAGATATTAGTTAATAAGTCAATATCATCCTTATCATACGTAATACGAATTGATTTTTTAAAATTTTTAGTGATTAGTTGTGAGTCAACTATATGACCCAAAGTATAGTAAGGTTTAATTTTATCTGTTGCTATATTATATGATAACAAATAATCTATCTTTTTCTCATCACTATCATAAGGTGCATAGGGTGCTATTGGTATGTCTGCACCATTGCCGTGTGCGTTTCCATATATGCTTAGTTTCAATGCATATTTGTCAAAGTCATTATACTTTGCTGAAACAATAAAATGGCAAAGAAAATTTCCACCTGTACCGCTCATGTAACTAATAGGTATTATATCAGCGGTCATCAGTGGCGTTTTTTGTAGTCCTCTACTGCGGCTTTGATGGCGTCTTCTGCGAGGATTGAGCAGTGGATTTTAACTGGGGGGAGGGCGAGTTCGGTTGCAATATCTGAGTTCTTGATGGTTGTAGCTTCATCCAATGTTTTACCCTTGACCCACTCTGTAACAAGGCTTGAAGAAGCAATTGCCGACCCACACCCGTATGTCTTAAATTTGGCATCTGTTATTATTCCTGTATTGTTATCTACTTTAATTTGTAATTTCATTACGTCACCGCATGCAGGAGCTCCTACCATGCCTGTACCTATATCATTTTCATCTTTACCAAAACTACCCACGTTACGCGGGTTTTCATAGTGGTCAACTACTTTTTCTGAATATGCCATAATTTTACCTTAAAGTTAAATGTCCTGTTGCGGCTAGTATTGCTAATACTGGGCCCGCAATATGTTCTAAAATTTCATATAGCGCCCACACTGTGAGTGCTACTGCCCACCAAGGGTTAGATTCTGCTTTTTGTCCTAACCAAGTAAAAAATTTACCATGAGTTCTACCTATTGCATTTGCAAATCTTACTATCATACATGTTATTCTTTCTTATTAAACATTGTTAAAACTTTTGCTTGAATGTTCTTAGCAAACTGAGGTTGAGGGAAGTTCCATCCGACGAATGCACCTAAAAATAACCAAAATAATGTTTCTAACATAATAGTATCTCCTGTAATGTATTTAGTCATCTAAATCATCTGGTAAAACTACCCAACCTAATTTAAGCAAATCTTCACGAATTTCATCAGTTACAAAGCCTTCACTAACAAATGCCTGTAGTTGAAGATATTGTTGTTTTTGCACATCGTTGAATTTTGCTATTTCTTCTTCTGAAGGGTTATTTTTAATACCACTGCAATACCAATCTATGTAATCGCCGTCTTCACGCATGTCAGCAATAATGCCACCTGCATATCTCCAACTACAACCCCATTTTTTTTCAGTTAGTATGGGCCATACATCATTTTTTGTAAAGTCTCTATTGCACATTGCCGCATACAAGTTTTGTGCATAGACTTCATCACCTTTGACTTTATCACAAATCCATTTAGTACTACGTAAGTCGTACTCCATGTTGTCTTTTTGCCATTCTGGATTAACAAGATTTTCTGCATCTTGCTCACGCCAAGTTTTATACATGTCAATGTAATCAGGATTAGGTTCTTTACCTTCTTCCTCACAACGTTTGATATATCCTTCTTTCTGAAAGGTATGACGTTCGGGACTACTGTTTATCTTACTCATTTGTCACTTCCATCCAAGTATGGTCACCCATATACTTTACTTGAGTTATATAGTCATAACTTTCTGGTTTACCAGAACTCCACTCATCTGGTCCGTGATGCGATAATATCATTTGTTGTTTTCTATTGTCAAAAATTAACCAATAATACTGACCCATTACAATTTGAAATTGATACTCAGCGGCATAGACTAAATCAGTAACATCAAGTCTACGTTTTATATCTTCTGCTTGCTTTTGTAATACTGCAACTAACTCCATGATTCTATCATATTCTTGCTTGGCATAAATCCTAGCATGATTAATCATTATGTCTTTTTGTTTTGCAACTGGTATTAAATCAAATTTAGGACCACCTGCTTCAGTTGGGTATTCTGAAACATTTCTGTTAAAGAACGGGACAAGAGAGTCTCCTACTTTAAGGTCATAACTAGTCCTACCTTTAGCAAGATTGCTCTTGTCTTCTTCACTCATACTATTTAAAGAAAATTAATGCCATTACAACTGCTTGAGCCATGAAGCCCAATCCAATTGTAATAAGATTTAATCTGTCTTTGGTAATAATTGCCTTCATAAACAATAAAGCTAAAGCAGACCATACAATCAACACGATATCAATGGGAGGCATAACATCAGTTAAGCCTAACATAACTCCAATTAAATTGGGAGCAGTTGCACCATGTAAACATAGTACTGCCATCCAATGAATTGTCTCAGATGATAGGTGCGTGATTTTTTCTGCAAAATCTTTACCAAAATTTTGAATGCTTTTTGTTACGTTATCAATTACATCTGTCATTTTAATCTTTCCTATTGTTGTCTTCATAAAATATATGATTGCCTATTTTGGCTACTTTACGTAGCTTCCAGTTTGGATTTATATAATCAGCATGATAATATAATGCATGTTTTACTCCATCCAATCTGAATCCCTCTAACATAACTTTTTTAGCTACTTCATAGCTTTCTTTATATGCGGCATTGTTAATTGCCTTAGTTTTGTTAATACTATCTATACAATACCAAGAAAATTGACAAACTACTTTTTCCATAATTACGTTTTTCTGATATACTACTGCACAGATATCTTTTGGAAATCTAGGATCATTTACCCTATTTAATGTTACTTGCGCTACTGCTACTTTACCTTCGAACGGCTCATAACCTGCTTCTCGGTAAATATTTTGCGTCATGCAATTTAATCTTTGTTCAATCACTTTAGTAGAGGTCGTTTCTAGATAACGATCCTGTCCTTTATAGTAATCTAATTTGTAATGTGTAATGTCTTTAGTTAAAAACAACACAATGATTGTTCCTAATATCATACATACACCTCGTATTACATTTTCCATTTTTTCTCCTTTCATCAAGTTCCCCCGACTAACAGGGACAAAAACATAGTATAACAGATATTGCTATATTATACAATATGTTTTGGTTAATGTACCCAGCAATCACAGTTACATGCAATAACTTGTTCGATGGCTTCTGCTACTGAGTTAGTCGCCGGCAATAGTACACCTGATGTGTAATATGGGTTTAATGACGGTGGTATCAAGGATTGATACTGTGATCCGCCTAAACTGCCGGGTACTGCTGGCCCACCGGTTGCTACCGGCGTTCCAATTCCTACACCAACTTGCTTTGCAAGCACAGGATTAGCATTACCTGTAGTTGTGGCGATTGATGCGTTATTTGATGCGTTATTTGGTGTAAGTGAAGTATCTACTGTTACATTGAATGGTATAACAGGTGTAACATAATATAATTGGGTAACTGGATCGTAATAGCCTGCAGGTATAACAGTAGGGTCAGGATATGATAACGGAGTAGGAACATTAGCAGTTGTTGTAGTGACATTTGCATTAGCATCAGTTGTAGTTATTGTTGTGGGTACTGACAAACTACCATTTGCTAGTAATTGTTTTTGCTGTTCTATGGGCAATGCATCTGCAATAGTATTATCTAAAATTAGACCAGCTTTACTTAATCTATCTTGATTTCTACTTTCTCTCATCAACCCAATAGTACTTTGTCCAGTTACGATATCTGTATCAGAAATAGCTTCTATAGTTTGTGCCGACATATGCGGTTCTGTGTTTTTTGCATACTTAGGAACATTGTCAATAAAACTGTACATTGTTATTGGATATGGATTAAGATTTGGTATTAATGTTGCCGGTGGTGTGTTTGGAGGAGGTTCTGAGGTCAATCCAATATTTCTTGCTCGTTGCTCTTGATTTAATCTTTCACCAATATTGTTCCAATTAAGATTTAATTTACCTGCCAATGTTAAATTATTATTGCGTATTGAGAATATCTCATCGTTAGCTTGGTTGATGTACAATTGCACGGGTGTGTTCATGCCGGGCCAACCTGGTTCATTTATGGTTACACTTCCATCAGACCCATATTTTGCACCTGCTGTGTTTGTTCCACCAGTAGCTATGCTTCCGTTTGATTGAACAGGCAATGTATCAGTTGGTGGGCTTAGAATAGTTACATATTCAACGGGCGCCGCAGGTGCTGATGGCGGACCTGCTTGATTAACTGAAGTTGTGGTATACTTATATGCTGAGCCAGGACTGAATGAGTAACCAGTGATTCTACCAAAAGTACCACCGTGATTACTTGCGGCAAAAGTATCATCCGTACCCATGCTTGTTATACTAGCAGATGCTCCGCAATTATTAGGAGTTAATACTACTGGATTTGGTAATGGGGCTGTACCTCTACTGTAACCTCCACCTGCATTAGTAAGACTAGATGCAACAGTATAATACCAATCGTCAATTCTAGGTTGACCTGCTATGGGAGGAAGTGCTGATGGGTCAGGTGGTATATAAGGTTGAACCAACACATTGTATTTGGTTTGTACCATACTTACTTGGGCACGTTCCCATGTAACTGCTAAGAACAGTTGATTGTATATATTAGATAATTTAGTAGTTGTTAATGTTTGTATCTGTTGTTGTATTGTTGCCCAAGGATAAGGCAAACAACTCATGCATCCAAAGAAGTCTGAGAATGTGTATGTGTTATACGGCCCGCTACCTAATGCTACTATGCCTGCGCCCAGTTGCGCTTCTGTTATGTTTGTAGGGACATTGGTGCCATTTGTCAATGGAAGACCTTTGTTTGTTTCCATAGTACCTGCAACTTGTGCAAACTTTTCTATAGGAACACCTTGAATGTTCCTAATCTGTTGCATCGTTCTACTAAATGCCCCCGCGGCAGTTGCTATATCATCGGGTAATATATTGTTTAAATAACTACCAAAACCCTTAGGCAATGCCTGAATATTTAAATCAGTAGCAGTGGTATTATTTGCAGTATTTATTGGTTGTTGGGTATCTATTGCCATATTATTGTACTATATTTGATTGTGATACTATATCCCTAATCTGCTGTTGTTTGTATGTTGCCAAACGTTTAAGTCTAGTAGATTCATCTGCGGAATCAGATTGACCTTTAGTAGTACCAAATGCATCACCTGTTGTTATTGTTTGATTATTAGTATCTGTTGCCGGCAGAGTTGTGTCAACAACTGCAGGAGTACTAGTTGATTCGGGTGCAGGTGATACTGTAGGTGATCCAGGTGGGATAATTGTACCTACTAATTTGTCCATTGTATCAGACATTAGTGCCGGGTTCACCCCTGTACCAATATAGATTGGATAATATGTTTTGCTGTTAGTTGGCCCAGGACTTGCGTTGTACATCGGTACAGTTAATGATTGATAGCTATTTGGAAACAATTTTTTTACATCTAACAAATCTGCTAATGTCTCTAACCCTTTTGTACTACAATTTAATGATACACAAATACTTTGTAAGTCTACTCCAGTTATAATTAAAAATGCCGCATATGTTTGCTGTTGTTGTAAGGTAGTAACATTTACATTGTTTACAACTGTTGTTATATCGCTTGGTGACAATCCTGCACTAATCAGTGCTAAAGTAAGCGAAGGAGTTAATGCATTATTTTTCTTTAATGTAGCTAGCAAATTACTAGGTAATCCAAATGATTGTATTTTAGATAGGTCTATTGCCTTACCCAACGCAATCAAATCTTGACCAAATGCGGGAGCCGCTAATGTTACCCCACTTATGTCACTACTAATCAAATCATTTTGATTACTAAAAGTACCTTCTAAGAAATGTATTGAGTTATGTAGTGATGTAATGGCTTGATTAGAATAACCAATAAAGGCAGCAGAAGCCATGAATGAGCCTAAGAAGTCAGTATAGTATCCATTAGTAGCTAACATGTTATTGTAATTAAATTCATTCCATGCTTGCCACGGATACAATCTTAAATAACCCCAACTTGCAACTTGTCCTGTATAACTTGCACCACCCCAATTTGGATCACCGGTGTATGTAAATGTAGGCGGCTTTGAGTTACCTAACCCCGGTATACCACCTGTTGGTTGTGTTGCGTCACCCGATGAATAGCCAGCCAAGTATGAACGTGAGTTCCATAATTCACCACCAACAGGTTTAATAATTTGTACTGCACCACCTGCAGGACCACCTGTATTAGTAATAGTCATAGCAATGATGTGGTCACCTGCTACTACACTTACTGATGCTGTATCATTACTTGTAAACGTAGTTGTTGCTGGACCGATTGACACATTATCTAATGTAACTGTCATTGAGTTATCGGCGGCATAATTAAATATGTACGAACCTGTTGCGGGAAAATTAACACTTGTCGTATATGTATATGTAGATACGTCATCTCTGTTATTTGTCCAAATAGCATAGCTGTTCATAAAACTACCCCATGCCCCGTTAGTAACAGTGTACCAATCTAAATATTCGCCTACATATATTAAATTTTGATATGTATTAGCATTTACAACACCCCTAACATAACCGTCATTTATAGCCCAAGTTAATAACCTTAGTACAGTATTTTGAATTAATGTGCCAAAAGAATAGCTACCAATATTATGGCTTGTGCCCATATACCCTACGCCAACTTTATTAATCCATAGACCTTTGTTTTGCAAAAGTCCACTCATTGAGTTGACGCCTAATGGGCTTTGTTTTCCTGTATCACTCATGGGCAAAATACATCATCACTACCCTGAACAATCGGATGACCGCAAGTTACTGATGAGCCTATTCTTAATAATGGTTGTCCTTCTGCAAAGACAGTAGGACTCCCCTCTGTAGTTGATGCTGCCGCATGCGGGGGATGAGGGTTATTTCTACGTTGGGGCCATGGCGCATGTGCGCTTATTTGACTTACATGCAGACCCACAGCTATATTGTTTACAAAAACGGTATCAGCACCGTGGAGTATCGCACCACCTGGCGCATTTGTGTCACCTAGTCTGCTTACTCCTGTCATTATGTTATCCCAATACTATTTTTTTGCTAGGTACTTTAATACCTGTAGTTGCTTCTAAATATTTATCCTTGATACTATCTTCGGTTTCAGCATAGATAGCAATACTATTAGTATTTAGCTTAAATTGACCCTTCGGTTCTGCGGTGAATACGCTAGGAATCATTTGCATACCTTGCTGAGTAGGTGCAATAGAAACAGGTTCTTCCATTGCAATAAAGTCACTATCTGCTTGAACTACTTTAGCAATTAGTTCTTCGCCCGAATTTAACTTAAATGTGTATACTGTGTTTAGTGTTAGTGGTAGTTGCATTATGCGCTCTCTGTTAATTTTTGTTTAAGTTCGGTAAATCCACCGATTAACTGTCCATCTAAAAAGATTTGTGGTACTGTACGTGCATTTGGAACTGCTTCTAACAATTCTTCCTTAGTGTATCCGTCACCAATTTTCTTTTCTTCAAATTGAATTCCCTTACTTGTCATCAATGCTTTTGCTTGGTCACAGTAAGGGCAATTGTACTTACTCCATATGATTGCTTTCATTTTATTTTCCTTTAACTATACTTGTTTTAGCTTCTGCTTTGTCTTGTGCTTTGATTGGTAAACTTACCGGGTATTGGGCACATGCGTCTGGATTACCTTGACCTGCTTCTGTTAAGAACGATGTTGCAGGTGGTACTTGACCAGTAGGGCATGAACATATTGCTATGCCATCTGCACCTTTCTTACAGTTCCAGCTAAAGCAGTTACTAGACTTTGCACCAAGATTTAAACTAGCATCACACTTCTGTATAGTAGCTTTTTGTTTCCAAAACAAAGAACTAAAGTTGCTAGCCTCTTGTGGATAGAACACTTTGGGTGCAAACAAACTCCAGACATGATTGCTATCTGTTGCGGCACAACTACCCTTCATGTTGCCGGCACTTGTATCAGCAATAGCCACACCGTCAAGAATAGGACAACGACATTCTACTTCAGGATAAGGTACACCGTTATTACCAGTAATTGTTCTTCCAGTTGGTTTACAAGTGCTTGCGGCACATAGTGCGTACTCACCATTACAAGTTGTAATGCCATCTTTAGCTGGTTGAGCAAATACGGGGTTTGATAGTATTAGTAATGCTATAATTGCTAATAGTTTTTTCATTTTGTTTCCTTTTATTTCGTAGTTACTTGAACGTTGCTCACACTCCAATATGAACTAGTGTTATTGCATAATGCACCCCATCCACAGCTTCCATTCCACCATGGAGCAGAGCCTGGGCCCTTAGGGCTATAGCCTTGCCAAAATGATATAACAGGCCAATAGCCGTTCTTCATCGTAGTTACTAAGTCATTCATATCTACTGTTCCGCTTCCTTCTGCGCCTGATCCATCATTGGTATCATATACTACAACACTGGTAGAACCTTGTTGATAAGTTACTACCATTCTAGGTGTATCGTATGTGATAGATGCAACCATATCAAAGGGCTTTGTCATATCAATACTTGTCATATCATGTAATCCTGCTGTTGGATCATTTTTCATATTAGCACTGGTAAAGCAACTGTTGTTTAATGATGTACTAGCATATGAATATTCATAGCGTTGTGGTGCTGAACTACCGCCTGTTCCTAAATGTAATGTAGTTTGATATAGCTTATTACCGTTAGTTTCCATAAAATCAATTTCTCTACAATTCCACTGATTACCATTGCCACCTGCGTCACAATAATTGCTGCCAATTGGTTGTGTTGTTGGCTGTACAGGGTTCGATACTAAGTAGATAGATGCGTTAACATAGTTGTTTCCTAACTTACTTAAATCTACAGTGGCTCTAAATTCAGTAATGTTAGCATAACTTTGTGTGGCTACTAATCTACCTGCTTGACATTGTGTGCCTGAGCCAAACGTTATAGAGTTACCACTAATAGTGGGTGCGCCACCTGATGTGCAATTTGCAGTGTAGTCTAATACAAATGTTGGAGCAGTTGCACTTGCTTTAGGTGCTTCGCTAGTTGGTTTAGTACACGCTGATAGTGCGAGTAAACTTAATATAACTAATAATTTTTTCATTTCATTTTCCTTTTATAAATTTGGTAATGCGTCATAGTCTAATGTATCACCCATTACACCAATAACATAATTTGTTGATTCACTCTCTTGTAGTGCTGTTTGTTTTTTACTTGTGTCACTATGTTTATTAAACCAAGGGATAGGAGTTGACTTTGGAGCAGGTGATTGATATTTAATACCAATATCACTTAATGCTCCTTTTGCAGTAAAGTCTACAAAGTCTTTAAGGATGTTTGTATTCAATCCTATAACAGGACCAAACTTGAATAAGTACTCAGCCCATTCTTTTTCTTCACGAATTACATCAGCATAAATTTGATATACTTCTTTTTCACAATCTAATTTTGCATTAAGAAAACGAGGATCTTCTTTGATTACTTGATTAATTAACCAAGCAGTCCATTCTTTATGTAGTAACTCATCTTGTAAAATTAAACTGATAATGTTACCATTACCAATAAAGATTTTGTTCTCGACCATTGCTAAACTTGTAGCAAAACTTACCATGAATCTAAATGCTTCTAGTGCATAGCTTGCATGAAGTGCTAACCAAATTGCTTTGATATGTTCTACTTCTGAGATAAATTCTCCCACTTCTTTTCTGCAATTAATTAGGTGTAGATTGTCGTAGTACTTCCCAACACTACTTGCCATATCTACAATTTCTTTTGTGTCGTGAATCGTGTTGAACACATCTTTTGGCACGTTGTAGATATTACGAATAATATGACTATAGCTACGACTATGTATATTTGTCTCAAAAAAGCTCCAATTATACATTAGTGCTTCCATTTCAGGAATACTTACAACAGGCGTAAAGATTTGACTAGGACCACGACCCTGTAAACTATCTAATGCTGTTTGGCGTAGTAAGTTACTTGTAAAAATATGTTTAACTGTATTGCTAGATTCTTTAAAATCGTTGGAGTCTTTAGATAAGTTTATTTCTTCGGGTACCCAAAAGAAACCCCTAGCAGTCTGTTCAATTTTTACTAGTTTATTATATTTTACCTCTTCAAACCGTTGAATGGTTACGGGACCTTCTGGGTCCAAAAACATTTTTCTATTCAAATAGTCTGTTTTGTTGTTTAAGTTGTATTGTTGTTTGCTCATATTAAATTATGTTCTCAAGTTCTTTGCTAATTATATCTGCTATCAGTTGGTGACCTAATTTTGTTGGGTGTTGACTAAAAGGATTTAAATGCTTGCTATTAACTAAAAATTCTACTCTGTTGCTATCAACTTTCCACGTTGAAGTATGATATTTTCTATCCATACCTTCTATACCGGTTTGTAGTGCCATTTGAGATAACAAATCACGTGTTTCAAAATCATTGTGTCCTAAAAAATTATTAAGTTCAAAATTATACTTATGTGTATTAAAAGTATCGAACCATAAATTTTTAATACCATTTCCTTTATAGAACTGATTAATAAATTGAATTTCTTCTGTTAGCAGTTGAATTTCATGTTCATGATTATAATAATTTAATACATAACTTTTGATAGCAGGGCTTTGTGCTATGCCATTATTAAACATAATGTCCTTTGCTATATTAGCATTGATATCATAAAAGTAGGATCTTGCGGTTGATGTTATACCATGTAACACTACAATTTCTGCATTTTCTTTAACAAGGTCTTTATATCTATCTGAATTAAAAAACTTTTTTAAGAGTAAGAATTGATGTTGGTTACTAGAACCACCTAACCCAAAATTTATGTTTTCAAAATCATATTTTTTAGCTAATAGGCCCCTAAAACTAACTGTGTTAGCTACTTCAACACTACCAACACTATATCTTAATATGTTATAGTCTTTGAGGGTCATTCCCTCTTCATATCCGGTGCCCACACCGTACATCCAACTACATCCAAAAGTTACTAATATTTTTCTTGCCATACAATGCCTTTTTATAATTTACATGCTTCACAATCTTCTTCATCAAAATCAATTAGTTCCAATGGTCTGTCTTCTGGTGTTTCTTTACTACCTTGTTTATTAATCAAACTATAGTAAAAAGTTTTTAATCCCCAAATATGCGCTTGCATTAAATTTTTTGCTATCAATGTAGTTGGTACTTTTTTATCTACAAAAAATGCAGGATTGTAAAATGTGTTAGTACTTATGCTTTGGTCCACATAGGCTGCTAAAACTGCGGATGTTTTTAAATAAGCATCACAGTCTTTTTGTTCCCACATCAGTTGATATTTGTTTTTGAGTTTTCCATATTCAGGGACAACTTGCGTAAAACTTCCCGCTTTGCTTTCTTTCACACTAATCAAACTCATTGGCATCTCAATTCCGTTTGTGCTATTGATAACTACACTACTTGATTCTACAGGAGCAATAGCCATTAGCGTAGCGTTTCTAACACCATATTGCTTCATATTAGTACGTAGTGTTTCCCAATCTAATTCAGGTGTGAAGTCTGCTAAGTCATTAACACCATTGGCGCGTAATTCCCAAGGGAATATTCCTTGTCCATATCGTGTTTTATTACTATCGACACATGCACCTCTTTCTTTAGCTAATTCAACTGTGGCTTCGGTAAGATAAAATGCCTGATGTTCCATCCATGATTTAACTTCTTGTAGTGCATCTTTCTCGCCATATTTATAGCTACGTTTTGCATGCCAGTATGCTAAGTTAGTGACGCCAATTCCAAGAGGAGATATTTCATCATTGCTTAGTTTACTCTGTATGCTTAAAAAGTCTTGGTAATCAAGTATATTGCATAGACTGCGCTGTAAAATGCGGCAAGCACGGCGCATGTCTTCTGGATTACGGAATGCTCCCCAATTGATACTGCCGAGCGTACAAAGAGCAATACGACCATCAGTATCATCAAGACGTTTAAAAGATTTAGTAGGTAATAGTATTTCACAGCAAAGGTTACTCTGGTAAATAGTATGATACTCAGGATCAAATGGCCCATGATTCATTACATTATCAATGAATACTAGATAGATGCGACCAGTATCTGTTCTTTCTTTTAGTATACCGCTTTTGAATACTTCTTCAGCAGCCATTGATTTTTTGCGTAATTTTGGTGTATTTTCGTATTTTACATACAGTTCTTCAAATAACGCTGTGTTACGATAAAAGGCTTCGTATAAGTCAGGTACTTCGTTCGGATCAAAGAAGGTGATATTTTCTTTGTTTTTAAAACGTTTCCAAAAGAATGCGCTAAGGACAACTCCGTAGTCCATGTGTCTAACTCTAGTTTCTTCTGTACCCTGATTGTTTTTAAGCACAATAAGGTCATCAAACTGATGATGCCAAATGGGATAAAATACTGTAGCACTTGCATTGCGAATACCTCCTTGACTGCAACTTCTTAAATCACCAAACCATTTCTTTAAGAATGGTATCATGCCAGTATGCATGATTTCTCCACCACGAATAGGTGATCCTAGTGGACGTAGTCTTCCAATCTCTAATCCTATGCCAGCACGTTTGCTAGCATATTTTGCCATCATTTCTCCTGATGCGAAAATACTGTCCAAATCATCATCCGAGCGAATAAGTACGCAACTACTAAACTGCTTAGTAGGCGTACCGAGACCTGCCAACACTGGTGTAGCCAATGTGAATAAACCGTCACTGGCTGCGTTATAGTATTCTTTGATATATCGCATTCTTGCACTATTTGGTTCTTCTTTATGGAAGACTGTGGCTGCGGCGATAATGTATCTAATTTGCGGAGTTTCATATATTTCCTTTGTGCTACGATTTTTTACTAAGTATTTTTCAATGAGTTGCTCAATGGCGGCATAACTATATTGCTCATCCTTAGAATGATCCAACATATCATTCATCTTGTTCCAATCATCTTCGGTATACCATTCAAGCAATTCGTTAGAGTATAACCCAGTATCTACGTTCTTTTTTACAATTTTATATAAATGAGGCGGTTGATATTCTCCGTATACGTCTTTGCGTAACATACTCAACTTTTGTTTTCCCGCAACAAATTGATAATTAGTGTGTCCAATATCAGGGTGTGATTCAACGTCAATTAGGTCAACTATTGCCCGTAGTGTTATTTCATCAATTTGTTTTGTCGATATACCATCATAAAAATGTAGTTGACTTTTAATCTCTACCATTGACTGGCTTACATCTGCTATGCCCTTACATACTTTTGCAACTTGTGCTTGCCATTTTTCTAGATCCAATGGTTCTTTTCTACCATTTCGTTTAATTACATTAATCATTTTTCACCTATTATACTTTTTATTTTGGCTATATCTATTTTATAGTCTGTTTTAAATTGAGTCGAATTAATATTTAGAACTGAGTTTGGGTAGTAATTCAATACATATTTTGCGCGGTCAACCATGACTAAGGCAAATTCTTCACTATTATCGTCTTTTGCTAGGCAAAAGTCAATATCTTTTATACCCAATAGTAATAGTGTATAAACCATACCCAAACCCCTAGAGATTTGACAGTATGTGTTGTCATTTAATAAATCCCATGGACCTGGCCAATTATCCACATCCTGATGGTGTAAGTGACGGTTAACCAAAGGTGCATATTGCCACCATTTGTCTATTTCTAGACAGACAGTAGCAATATCTTTATTTTCGAGGGATTTCCTAAGGTCGTACCAACTCTTTAACCTAGTTACATATTCTAATTGAAAAACATTAATCACATTGTACTTATCATTTTTAAAAAATGTTTACAAAATACAATGTGACCTTTTTTAGAATCGACCAACTGCGACTTCAATAGTACCTTCAGTACCTGTAAAGTTCTCTAATGATTTACCGATGATAGTACCAGCACGTGCTTCATTGTTAGCAATTGCACGACCGTTTTCACCTGTAACCATTAAGTCACCTTTAGCAACATTACCTGTTACTTTAACTGGTACACGACCTTGTAGCGCAACATTAACCACGTGTTCACCTTGACAATCATTGTTCATAGTGTAAGCTGGGTTAGTTGTTACCACACCAGCTACACGTGTGCTATCAAATGTATTAGCTAATGTGACTTCTTGTTCACCACCAAATACTAGAACTGTTCCAGGTGTGTACTCTGAGTCAGCAACATATTTTTCTGCCAAGTCAGCGTATGTAGCATTCAATCTTGAACCTGCACTTAATGAGAAGTTACCTGTAAATGTACCAACGTTAGTATTAGAACCTACAGAGATTACTGCCGCATTAGATAATGTTAAACCAGTTAATGTACCAACTGAAGTAATGTTAGGTTGAGCCGCAGTTGTTACGGTACCTGCTGTTGTTGCACTAGTTGCGCTTGGTACTGTACCTGTTACGTTAGCACCAGGAATAGATGTCAAGCCAGTAGCCGCACCGTAGTGTGTTGCTGTTACGTTAGCCGCAGAGATATTACCTGTAACAGCAAGTGAAGTTAATGTACCCACTGATGTGATATTTGGTTGAGCCGCAGTTGTTACAGTACCTGCTGTAGTAGCACTTGAAACAGTACCAGTTACGTTAGCACCAACAATAGAACTTAATCCATTACCGTTACCAGTGAACACACCTGTGTTAGCAGTAAATGCTACTGCCGTTACTGTACCATTTACACCCAATGATGTTAATGTACCAACTGAAGTGATATTTGGCTGTGCTGCCGTTGTTACTGTACCTGCTGTAGTTGCACTACCCGCTGTTGCAACAGACAAGTTAGCAACTTGAGTTGTACTTGTTACTACTAAAGGTGCTGTACCTGTAGCAATTGTACTAATCAACTGACCAGTTACGTTAGCATTACCTGCTGTTACGTTGCCTGTTACAGCCAATGAACTTAGCGTACCAACTGATGTAATATTTGGTTGAGCCGCAGTTGTTACTGTACCTGCTGTAGTTGCACTTGTTGCCGCACCTGACAATGCACCTGTAAATGTTGTAGCACTTACGTTACCTGCACTGATATTACCAGTTACTGCTAAACTTGTTAATGTACCCACTGATGTAATATTTGGTTGTGCCGCAGTTGTTACAGTACCTGCCGTCGTTGCTGTCGCAGCCGCTAAGTTAGCAACAGTAGTTGTTGATGATACTGCGAATGGTGCAGTACCTGTAGCTACAGTACTGGTGATTTGACCACTTGCACTAATTGTAGTAAATGCACCAGTGTTTGCTGTTGTTGCACCAACTGTACCGTTATGAGCACCAAATGTTGGTGCATTTACGTTGCCTGCACTAATATTAGCTGTTACAGCCAATGAACTTAGCGTACCAACTGAAGTGATGTTTGGTTGTGCCGCAGTCGTTAACGTACCAGTTAAGAATGAAGCTGAAACTAAATTACCACCTGAGAATGAGTTACTTGCACCTAACGTTGTGTTAAGTAATGTACCAACTGAAGTAATATTAGGTTGAGCCGCAGTTGTTACTGTACCTGCTGTTGTTGCTGTTGGTACTGTACCTGTTACGTTAGCACCAGGAATACTTGTTAGACCAGTAGCCGCACCATAGAATGTACCATTAACGTTTGCGCCACTTACGTTACCTGTTGCAGTAAAGCCGCCCGCGCTATCAAATGTTGCTGTTGCTGTTGGAGTGATTGCACCAACTGCTGTTGTGTATACTAATAACTTTGTTGCACGACTTGTATCAGTGAAATTTTCTGCCGCTACTACGTCAACACGACCAGTAGATGAGTTACCAAATTGTAAACTACCGTTACTGAAACCACGACCTGTAAACTGTGACAAGATGTCATTAGTTTGTGATTGTAGCGGAGTAGCCGCTGAACCACGTGCAGAACGACCAGTAAATGCTACATATGAGTTACTATTACCAAACGAATCTTGCGTGATACGTGTTTGTGAACTGTCAGCACCAGAAATATGAATATCTGTACCTGTTGTTGTAGAGTTACCGGTAATTGCATAAATTGCTGTTTGACCTACACCGTATATTGTTACTCTAGTATCAGGAGTTGAGCCACCTATTACTAAGTTGCTAGTAGATGTGTTAGATGTAACTGCTACGTTACCACCGGAGATATTACTTGTTACTGTTAAGTTGCCTAGTGTGCCAACGCTTGTTAAACTAGAAGTTACAACTGTTGATTTTAGTGTTGTACCACTTAAGTTAGCCGCATTAGCTGTAATAGTTACGTTACTTGCCGCAGTCAATTGACCTTGACCATTAACAGTAAATGTTGCTACGCTATCACCATTACCATATGAACCTGCTGTGACTGCTGTGTTAGCGATACTGAATGTTGTTCCAGTTAAGCCTAATCCAGTACCAGCACTATAAACTTGTGAGCTACTGAATTGGCTGAACGTAATATTGCTTGTACCAAATGTAATTGTTCCAGTTGGTGCTGATACAACAAAAGCAACACCTTTATTTACTGTACCACCTTGTGTGTAGAAATAATCGTTGATACTAAATTCTTCTACGCTATCTGCACCATATTGGTCAGTATCAGTAGAACGAACAATTGCTGTTGTGTTAGCATATGTATAAACACCATTCCATGTAGCGTTTGCTTCATCTTTAACTAAGATACGAGTACCTACAGTTTGAACGTTTGCTGTATCAATTAAATTAAATGTACCAGTTGTGCTGATGTAAGCACCAATACCGTTGGCTGCACCGTTTGGTGAATTGTATGCTGTTGTACCACCTGTAGCTACAGCTAATGTTGTGGTAGTTGCTGCCGTTACTGGCTGGTGATAAGATATACCACTTGTTACTTTGGTATCAACATAATTCTTTGTAGCAACGTCTTGCAAGTTAACTGGGTCTGAAACACTAACAACATACTTGCTGTTCATGTTCAAGTTACCTGCTATAGAACTTACACCTGTACCTGATACAGTTAAGTTACCTGCTGATGTTATATTGCCACCAATATTAGCATATCCTGCAATATTAGAACCAGTCGCAGTTACAGTCAATTGGCTAGTAGCATTACCTGTTACATAGTGACCAATGTTACCGTTAGCAGTAATAGTAATGTTACTGTTACCGTTTTGTAATAAACCACTGTTAATAGTTGTGATATTACCTGTTGTAGCGATTAATGTTGTAGTGCCCAAGTTACCTGTGTTAGCATTACCTGTAATATTTGCTGTACCTGTAATGTTTGCACCCGTACCACTTACAGTTAATGTTGCATTACCTGCTGAGTTGATGACTACGTTACCATTTGCTGATGGTATAGCTACGTTACTATTACCATTAACCATTGCACTTGCAAGTAAGTTACCTGCTGTTAAATTACCATTAACTGTTAAACTTGTACCAACACTAGTAATATTTGGTTGTGCCGCAGTTGTTAATGTACCTGTTATTAATGTACCACTTACGTTACCTGCACTTACGTTACCTGTTACGGTTAAACTACTTAATGTACCTGTACTTGTAATGTTTGGCTGTGCGCCCGTTGTCAATACACCTGCTACATAACTAGCTGAAACTAAGTTAGCACCAGTTAAATTACCTGTTGTTGTATTACCTGTTACTGCTAATGAAGTTAATGTACCAACGGAAGTAACGTTTGGTTGGGCATTAGTTGTTAATGTGCCTGTTAAATAATTAGCACTTACTAAGTTACCACCAATTACGTTACCTACACCAATGTTAGCTGTAACTTGTAATGAACTCAATTGACCAACACTAGTAATGTTTGGCTGTGCCGCAGTTGTTAATGTGCCTGTTAAATAATTAGCACTTACTAAGTTAGCACCAGTTAAATTACCTGTTGTTGTATTACCTGTTACTGCTAAACTAGTTAGCGTGCCTGTACTTGTGATGTTTGGTTGTGCACCAGTTGTTAATACACCTGCTACATAACTAGCACTTACTAAGTTAGCACCAGTTAAATTACCTGTTGTTGTGTTACCTGTTACTGCTAATGAAGTTAATGTACCAACACTAGTAATATTTGGTTGTGCGTTTGTTGTTAATGTACCTGTGAAATAATTAGCACTTACTAAGTTGCCGCCCAATACGTTACCAGCACCAATGTTAGCTGTAACTTGTAGTGAACTTAGTGTACCAACACTTGTAATATTTGGTTGTGCATTTGTATATACTGTACCTGCAACTAGTGCATTACCCACTTGACCAGTTACGTTAGCACCTTGAATATTTGATAAGTTGTTACCTGCACCATAATGATTACCAGTAATATTAGCACCACTGATATTACCTGTTACTGCTAAACTTGTTAGTGTACCAACAGAAGTAATATTTGGCTGAGCCGCAGTTGTTAGTGTACCTGTCAATAATGTACCGCTTACATTACCTGCACTTACATTACCTGTTACAGTTAAACTTGTTAGTGTAC